TTCCCTGATGCACTAAAGAGCATCATCACCCAGGAAGAAGCCCAGGACATGCAGAAAGAGATGACCAACGTGACTCCGCCGGCCAATCCGCTCAACGCCATAGAGGCTGCGCCAGAGCCGCAAGCTGAAATTGTGGCAGAAGATACCGGCGAGGTTATCGAGGCGCCTACTGAGGCCCCAGAGGTCGAGCAACCGGCTATCGAATACCAGGTAGTATCTGCCAGAGGCCAGCCGGTAGGCAATGCCATGTCAAGCCTGGATGATTTCGCCAATGAGTTTCTCAAGATGATGGTGACATATGCCAATGCTGAAAAGACTGCATCCGGCAAAGAGCTATCGCCCAGGGATCGCATGACCATGCTGCGGCAGCTGCGTGAAAACAACCAGGACACCTTGGACCAGCTGGCCGAAGCGGATATGCAGATCGTTACCGATGCTTACAAGAAACACCTGGCAACATTAGGAGCGTCAAATAATGGATAAGATTGGACTCACTGAAAAGCAGCTGGCGATATTTGATTTTATCAAAGCTCACCAGGTAACAACCGGAGTCACGCCGACTCAGAATGAAATGGCGCTGCACTTTGAAACCGCGCAGTCAAACATTGCAAAACACCTGGCCGCCATCGAGCGGCGAGGCTGGATCGTGCGACCACGGGGACTCAAGAACGGGATCACCATTCTCCCGTAGCGATACGCCTGGCCACAACCTCGGCGCGGTTCGGGGTTTGCTTGGCCCACATACTATCCATAAGCTCCATCAGAATTGTCTCTGGTGGGGCTATGTCTTTTATAAGTCTAAGACTGTTCTTGAATTTTGAGACACCGCCGGCGCCGATCTGAAATGCCAGCTCGACCAGGCCCAGGGCAGCTGCCTCGGGCAGCTCACGCCACCAGTCACCGATTGCATGGTCCAGCTCATCCATGGTCTGCTTGATATCATCCTCGAGGATCATCATGGCAGCATGTTCGGTGATGCCTCGAGCCTCGAGGTTGTGACCGACGCCAATGGTTTTGTAACCAGCTGGGCAGTCATACATCATCACCCGCATGCCTTCATGCAGCACCAGGCTTTTTTTCAGCTGCTCAAGATCCATTTGGTTTTTTCTTCATCTTAGCCAGGGCAGCTTTACGCAGCTTTGGGTTTTTCTTGTCAGCCTCTGACGGACGCCCCACTTTCGACCCATATGTTCCTTTACCGTATGGCATTATGCTTTCCTCATTTTCTTTTTGGCGCTTTCTCTTAGAGCCTTTGCAGTTGGTGCGCCAGGTTCACCAGGTTTCCGCATAGTCTCACCGCTGCCGGCCTTGATCCGTTTGCGCTTTGCATGGATATTGGCCCAGAGTCCAGGACGTTTCATCGCTTCATTCCTTTCAATGATCGCAATCCAAAGCTCGCTGCAATACTAGCATACATGGCATATTGGAACCAGTCCGGTGTTGTTTCCAGAACCTGGAAGCCCCGATCCACATACGGCTGCAGCGGCGGGATGAAACACATGGCAATAATTACGATAAATAAAACTGTCCAGGCTTCATCTTTCCAGCTGTCCTGGCTGGCCTGGGCCATGATCTTTTCCCAGCCGGCTTCGTGAGTCGCGGCCACTTTCATTACCTCGGCCTCGGCTTCTGCTTTCGCCTGGGCAACCTTGCCTTTAGCTTTGGTCTGCTCGACCTTCGATTCCATCCAGCTGCCGGCCAGTGATGCAATCGGTCCTATCAACGCCTGGATCATCTCGACAACACTCCTCTTGGTAATGGCTTGCAGCTCCAGCCTACGGGCTTGTAACCTGGCATATATTTATGGACACGCTCTGCCAGAGTTAAAGCATAAGACTTGCAAGCTCTCTCTGTATCTTGCCAACGCTGGGCCTCGAGGAACGTGCATTGCTCCCGCTGCACCGCGCTGGTGCCGATCAAGCAAGCAATGACGATGGCCTGGTACATCACTTAGTCTCGTGTCCCATCCACACAGCAAAGGCGCCGGTCATGGCGCCAATTACTGTTGATACAAATGCTGTTTGCTGAGTCGTTGCAGCTGCACCCAGGTCCATGAACCATTGAACAACCTGATAGCTCATTACTGTCATGGCCAACATCATCGCCCTGGGCAGTATCTTCCAGGCTAATATCTTTTCCATTGTATAGGTCATGCTACCCCCATCGCTTTCGCCACAGACACCATTAAGAAAACAAACAAAGCTACAGCTACCCCAATGACACCAGTGATGATGAGTACCGTTTTAAGCGTTTCTTCAAACTCTTTAGCCTTACGAACCGCTTCACGCCTCGCTTGTGCTTGCGCCTCTTTTTGCTCCCTGAGTTTCTGATTATGTAAGTCAACGATCTCTTGCCATGTGTCGGGGCCAAACCGCATGTTAATCATCGTTTTAATTTCTTGCATTTGTTCTTGCAGCTTCTTGGCTTCAAGAACCGCATCAATGCTAGACTTAAATTTAATATCACCAACGCCAGCTTGCTTGTTACGCTCATCATTGAGCTTCTTCTGGCAGTCAAAGAGCGTACCGATTTGCTGGGAAATATCAGCAACAGATTGAACATCGTTAATACGAGCCTTGATAAATGCTATAGCATTGCTTGCGGCTGTGACCGCTGCAATCGCTGTTGTGATAGGCTCCATATCAGCCTCGCAAGATTACACCCAGCAAAAGAACAATCATAGTCCCGGCAGAGCCAATCATAATATGCTCAATACGTTTGATCCGCAGTATGGTTTCCTTCCAGCGTTCAGCGCATACAGCTTCGTGTGTATCTATCTGGGCCTGTACAGATGCGGCGGTAGGCTTGCTCATCAGTCAGCATCCGCTATGGTCAGTGTGCCAGCTTCTACTTGGCGCATAATTTCTGCGTAGTGGCGGTTGGCTGGGTCAAGTGGTACTGACACCTGCATCCCATCCACAATAATGCTGATGCTGGTGTTCTCACCGTTGTATGCAAAATATTGTGCTGATGTAATATCCATTTTTACAACTCCGCATCCGCTATAATTCTGTTATTATTTGTGCTGTTTCTTGGGAAGAAGTAAATAGTTCCATTAGTTAACCCGCTAAAGTTTGCAAAATTTAAAAACTGTGCAGGTGAGCCATCCGTATTATTAGTAATAACATTAACTTGCCCAGATGATTGAACGTAATCAGCAGTGTATCCGTTAGACCAATCTAATGCGCCACTAACGCTGTATGATGGTGATGCCCTCATTTGTCGTGGGAAGGTTGCAAATGCTTGTATAGCAGTTGTACCGTTAGCTGGGCCTGTAGCTGCAACAGCGTGGGAATAATACCGCTGACACCTAGCCAACTCATCGCCATAGCTGCGGTGTTCAAAGTTAGTCACAGCTTGGCCTACTTCTAACTGAACGCCTGTCAAGAATATGTTATTTGCCGTATTATTTACTGCATTTACCTGACCAACTGCTCTACCTGTGTTATCTAGCGCACCCCAGCTAGTTTGCAATGTCCCACTCGTATAATCACTCCAGCCATTAACCACCAACTCAACTGTATGCCAGCACCGTTGTCATTAGCTATTACACCTGAAGTATCACCCGGAATTGTAATTGTTTTGAACTCCCAAGTATCAGCAGAACTTATCGTATAACTTTTATTAATATGTCTGGAGTTATCATGTTCATACCACTCTACAATGTAAGTTCCTGTAACTGAACTTTTAATCCAGAATGATAATGTTAAACTTTCAGCAGATGATGTTCCTTTTTTAATGCGTTGTAGATTTTGAGCCTCTATCTGTTGCAGAATTTGAACTGAATCATCAGCGGCTAAAGAAGCATCCGCTGTAGTGACATCTATTTTCCAACTACTCGTAAAACTAGAACCTGTAGGCGCATCACTATCTTTACTTAAAGTAAAAGCAGAAGCACCTGCCCTAATCAATTTAAATCTATCTGGACCGCCATATCCAGATGTGACACTAGTAACTGTGTCACGCTGTGCCACCTGCATCGCCCCATTGATAATGAGGTTGCGTCCTGTCAGGCCACCTGCATCTGCGCTACCAGCTAAATCTGCAAAGTCTCTTGACCTACTCATCTCTACACCTCATCAGGCCAATCATTGATTGGCGCATTTCCAGTTGGGTTTCCATCTGCATCCACTGGCACATCCCATAATGCCACAAATGCGTCAATATCACTAGCCGCATCTATTGCCGCTTCAATGGTGTTGCTGGCTGTACGCACATCGCTGCGATACTGAGTAACCGCAGACGGTACGCTATAATCAGATACCTCAGTTGCTTTGATAACTTGCCAGTCACTAGGCGCAAGCAGTGATGCAGCCGTTGTCTTTGTCTGTGCTTTGTGGATTGACTTGAGGCCAAGCGTAACAAGCTGATTGCCATCTTCGTCCAAGATGGGGTCGTTGTTTTCATCGACTTCATTGATGTCAGTGAGGGAACGTGGTATCAAAGTACCGTCTGCTTGGCGACCCCAGTAGAAGCGGTTGTCGAAGGGTGCTTCGCTTGCAGGTGGCTCTTCCCACACGATATTGTAACGTGTTTTTGTTTCGGCAGAGTAGCGCATCCACACTTTTGGATGCAACCGACCCGTTGAGTCTGTCCAAGCCTTTCCCGGCTTTAAGGTTTGTAATCCATGTTTCCATGCCATCGTCTTATCTCCTATCGTGCGTTGGCGTATTTAAATGGGGC